AGTTCAATCCCTGTATTCTTTTATTTAATAATATACAATTACAAATAATGAAATTAATTGATTTGAAAATATACGGATTAAATGGGTTGGCTATGGCTTTGAACTTTTCTGCGATTGAAATAGGATTGAAAATAGTACTAACACTTGTTGTTATTGGTTATACTTGTCAAAAATGGTATTTAATGAACAAGGAAAATAAGAACTCTAAAAACTAAAATATCTGTAATACAGGTAACTATAACCTAAGGAACAATTAAATTAAATTAAATTATGGGTACAATTAAAAAAGAAGAATTAGAAAATATTATTTCGCAACAACAAGAAGCTGACGGGATAATTAAAAATTTAGGATTACTAGAAGCTAAAAAACACGAACTATTGCATACATTTGCAAGTGTCAACGCCCAAATTGCGGATACTAAAAAAGATTTAGAAAACACTTACGGGCAAGTAAATATAGATTTACAAACCGGTGAATATACAGAAATAGAAGATGAGCAAAGTAGTTAGGAAAATAAGCATAGGGTCAGACTATAAAAATGACGCAATGCACTACTCTGTAGGTCAGTCTGTATACGGAGGTCACGAAATAAAAGCTATACTGTTAGAAGAAAAAGATATGTCTTATAACATCTACATAAAAAAGAATAACGAGACTATGCCCTGGAAAAAGTTTAATTCTAACATGGCAATATCTGTTGAATACGATTTAGAGTATTAATGAATAGTCTTAGCCAGTTTATTGTTAAACCTTTAAATGATCGGTATAATAATAAAGTAAAAGTAGGTGATAAAGATCTAATCACTAATACTAAAGTAGAGGATTGGAGATCTGTTAGTAAAGAAGCTATCGTTGTTTCAGTACCTTCTGCTCTTAAAACAGACATAAAACCTGGTGACAAAGTAATACTGCACCACAATATATTTAGGAGATGGTACGACATCAGAGGAATGGAAAGAAACGGTTCTACGTTTTTTAAAGACAATTTGTTTTTTGCCAACTCGGATCAAATATATATGTATAAAAGAAACGATACCTGGATTGCTAACATGCAATACTGCTTTGTATCGCCTATTGCAGAAACAGACGTTTTAAAGGACCAAAAAGAAAAAGAACTTATTGGTATACTTAAATACGGAAACAAGTCCTTAGAAGGCGCTAAAATACTACCTGGTGATTTAATTGGGTTTAAACCTAACTCTGAGTTTGAGTTTGTTTTTGAAGACAAGCGTTTATATTGTATGAAATCAAATGATATTGTAATTAAATATGAATACAAAGGAGACGAAAAAGAATATAATCCTAGCTGGACACATCGCCGTTGAGGAATTAATCAAAGTAGCTAAAGAAGCTATTGTGGATTCTGAAGAAGATTTATCCGCAGACAAGCTTAAAAATGCAGCGGCTACAAAAAAGTTAGCTATATTCGATGCTTTTGAAATACTAGCTAGATTAGAATCAGAAGAAGCTATGTTAGATGAAAAGCCTAAAGAGGAAAAGAAACAAGCTTTCAAAGGCTTCGCTGAAGGAAGATCTAAATAATGTACAAGCAATCTTTATATAAAATAGATACCGATCATATAAAACCGCAAATTATAAAGCGGATGAATAGGTATAAGAAATGGGAGTATGGTTATAATGCTGAGTATGATATCGTGGTTATTAGTAGAACTGGAGAAATTGGAGAGATATATGATATCCAAGATCTTAAAATCGGTTTACCAAAAGCAACGAAAGATGTATGCAAACGCTCAGATAAAAAAGATCAACAATTCTGGGAATCAAAAGAATATCCTAAAGAATTAAGTAAAATAAAAAGCGTTTTTGATTGGGAACAATACCCTTCTGATTTTAAAGAAAAGTGGTATGATTACATTGATCAGGAATTTAATTACAGGAATGAAGGTAATTGGTTTTACAATAACGGTAAACCAACATATGTAACAGGTACTCATTATATGTACTTGCAGTGGACTAAGATTGACGTAGGTCAACCTGATTTTAGAGAATCTAACAGATTATTCTTTATATTTTGGGAAGCTTGTAAAGCAGACAAAAGAAGTTACGGTATGTGTTATTTAAAAAATAGACGTTCTGGGTTTTCTTTTATGTCATCATCTGAAACAGTGCATCAAGCCACTATGTCAAGTGATGCTAGATTTGGTATATTATCAAAGTCTGGTAGTGATGCTAAAAAAATGTTTACAGATAAGGTTGTACCTATATCTATTAACTATCCGTTTTTCTTTAAACCCATACAAGACGGTATGGATAGACCAAAAACAGAATTAGCATATAGAATACCTGCTAGTAAGCTTACAAGAAAAAAGCTTGATTCAAACGAAAAGTTAGAAGAGCTAGTTGGTTTAGATACTACTATTGACTGGAAAAATACTGGTGACAACAGTTATGATGGTGAGAAACTTAGATTATTGGTTCATGATGAATCCGGTAAATGGGAAAGACCTGATAACATATTAAATAACTGGAGGGTTACAAAAACTTGTTTAAGATTAGGTAGCAAGATAGTAGGTAAGTGTATGATGGGTTCTACATCAAATGCTTTAGAAAAAGGTGGAAATAATTTTAAACAACTATATCACAATTCAGATGTTAACAAAAGAAACCGCAACGGACAGACTAGTTCAGGACTCTATTCTTTGTTCATACCTATGGAATGGAACTACGAAGGATACATTGATGCTCATGGATTACCTGTATTCGATACGCCAAAAGAACCTGTAGTAGGAGTTGATAAAGAAATAATTGATTTAGGAGTTATAGAGCATTGGCAAAACGAAGTTGATGGATTAAAAGATGATCAGGATGGTTTAAACGAATACTATCGTCAGTTTCCAAGAACAACAAAGCATGCGTTTAGAGACGAAGCTAAAGAGTCTATTTTCAATCTTACTAAAATATACGAGCAAGTAGATTATAATGAGGATTTAAAAAATACTTCCGTAGTAACAACAGGTAGTTTTTCCTGGGCTAACGGAATGAAAGATACTAAGGTGGTATTTCACCCCAACAAAGACGGTAGATTTAAAGTATCTTGGGTTCCTAAATTTGGGTTGCAAAATAAAATTATAGTAAAAAACGGTATTAAGTATCCAGGTAATGATCATATGGGCGCATTCGGATGTGACAGTTATGATATATCTGGAACTGTAGATAAAAGAGGATCTAATGGAGCTTTGCACGGTTTAACTAAGTTTAGTATGGAAGACGCTCCTCCTAATTGCTTTTTCTTAGAGTATATAGCTAGGCCTCAAACGGCTGAAATGTTTTTCGAAGATGTATTAATGGCATGTATATTTTATGGTATGCCTTTACTTTGTGAAAATAACAAACCCAGGTTGCTGTATCATTTTAAAAGAAGAGGATACAGAGGTTTTAGTATGAACAGGCCAGATAAGGTTTGGAATAAACTATCAGTAACCGAAAGAGAAATAGGTGGAATACCTAACTCTAGTGAAGATATAAAACAAGCACACGCTGCGGCAATTGAATCTTATATAGAAACACACGTTGGGTACAACGGAGAAACATATGGTAATATGTATATGCAACGAACATTAGAAGATTGGGCTAAGTTTAATATAAATAATAGAACAAAACACGATGCTTCCATTAGTTCAGGCTTAGCTATTATGGCTTGCAATAAAAATAGGTATACACCTGTAGCCGTTAGAGAACGCAAAGCTATAAGCTTACCTTTTAAAAAATATGATAATAAAGGATTTACTTCGCAAATAATAAAATAAATGATAGAAACTAATTACAATAGCTCTTTTCCTAGTCAAACTGTTAGTGATGAAGAAAAAGCAAGTTCAAAATATGGCTTACAAGTAGCTAGAGCTATAGAGCACGAATGGTTTGGAGGTTCCAGAACATCAAACAATCGGTTTTCATCTAATTATGGTGCTTTTCATCAGCTTAGACTATACGCTAGGGGTGAACAGTCGATTCAAAAGTATAAAGACGAATTGTCTATAAACGGCGATTTATCTTATCTTAATTTGGATTGGAAGCCTGTACCTATTATTCCTAAATTTGTAGATATTGTTGTAAACGGTATGTCTCAAAAATCTTATGACATAAAAGCTTATGCTCAAGATCCTGCTTCTAGTAAAAAAAGGACAGAGTACGTTTCGGCTATTGTAGCGGATATGCAAACCAGAGAGTTCAACGAACAAATGATGTCTCAACTGGGGATGGACACTTATAATGTCGAAGACCCTTCTATGCTACCTGAAAATGAAAATCAGCTTTCGCTTCATATGCAGCTAGATTACAAACAAAATATAGAAATAGCTCAAGAAGAAATAATAAACAACGTTTTAGATAACAACAAATACACTTTAACTAAGCGTAGATTAGACTACGATTTAACGGTTATAGGTATTGCCGCGACTAAAACAAATTTTAATAAATCAGAAGGAATAACAGTTGATTATGTAGATCCAGCTAATATAGTTTACTCTTACACGGAAGATCCTAATTATGAGGATTTGTATTATGTAGGGGAAGTGAAGGAAGTAACAATAGCTGAGGTAGCAAAAGAATTCCCCGCGCTAACTAACGAAGAGCTAAAAGATATTGAAAAAATGTCAAGTTCACGTAACTATACAAGTGGATATAGTAGCAGTGATGACGAAAAGGTGTCTTTAGTGTATTTTGAATACAAGACTTATATGAATCAAGTCTTTAAAATTAAGAAAACCGATCAGGGCCTTGAAAAAGCAATTGAAAAAACTGACGAATTCAATCCGCCGCCTAACGACAATTTTGAAAGAGTTCAGAGAATTATAGAGGTTCTATATACAGGCGTAAAGCTTTTAGGACACAATACAATGCTAAAGTGGGAAATGTCAGAAAATATGACAAGACCATTTGCAGATACTACTAAAGTAGCTATGAATTATTCTATTTGTGCTCCCAGGGTATATAAAGGTAAGATAGAATCTTTAGTTAGCCGTATAACAGGCTTTGCGGATATGATTCAATTGACTCATTTAAAGCTACAGCAAGTTATGTCTAGAATAGTACCAGATGGTGTATTTTTAGATATGGATGGTTTGGCCGAAGTTGATTTAGGGAATGGAACATCTTACAATCCAGCGGAAGCGTTGAATATGTATTTTCAAACAGGTAGTGTTGTAGGTAGATCATTAACGCAGGATGGAGATTTAAACAGGGGTAAAATACCTGTACAAGAATTAGCTTCATCATCTGGGCAAGGGAAGATTTCATCTCTTATAAATACTTATCAGTATTACTTACAAATGATTAGGGATGTGACTGGCTTAAATGAAGCTAGAGACGGTAGCCAACCGGATAAGAATTCACTAGTAGGGCTTCAGAAGATGGCCGCTAACGCGTCCAATGTGGCAACTAGGCATATATTACAAGCTGGTTTATATTTAACTCTTAAGACGTGTGAAAATGTTTCTTTAAAAATAGCGGACTTATTGGACTTTCCTTTAACCCGTAATTCAATGAACAACAGTGTGTCAATATACAATGCTGAAATCTTAGCAGAAATAGATACTTTAAATCTGCATGACTTTGGAATTTATTTAGAGTTAGAACCAGACGAAGAAGCTCAACAACAGTTAGAACAAAATATACAGGTCGCGTTGCAATCAGGAGGTATTAACTTAGAAGACGCTATTGATATTCGTCAAATTAAAAACATTAAGTTAGCCAACGAGTCTATTAAGTTTAGAAGAAAGAAAAAAGAAGAAGAAGATAGAGCGGCTCAGCAGGCGAATATACAAGCTCAAGCTCAAGCAAACGCTCAAGCATCAGAAGCAGCGGCAATGGCTGAAGTGCAAAAGCAACAAGCTTTATCTCAAACTAAAATACAAGTAGAGCAATCAAAATCTCAGTTCGACATACAGAAAATGCAGCAAGAAGCTGAAATTAAAAAGCAGTTAATGGAAGTTGAATTCCAGTATAATATGCAACTAGCTCAAGCTCAGTCTGGTGTGAAACAAGGCAATGAAAAGTATAAAGAAGATCGTAAGGACGATAGAACAAAAATACAAGCAACTCAACAAAGCGAGTTAATTGATCAAAGAAAAAATGATTCTTTACCAAAGAATTTTGAATCTGCAGGGTTTGACAACCTCGGCGGATTTGGCCTAGAGCAATTTGAACCTAGGTGATAACTATTTACTAATTTTATAATATCATATCATGTCAGAAACAATTAAAGTGGATCTTAGAGACGGTCCTAAAGCAGAAGTAGACAACGTTACTAAAGTTAACTTGTCAGAACCAATTGAAACAGTTGCGCAAGAAGCAGAAGAAGTGGCTGAATCCACCCCGGCAGTTGAAGAAATAGTCGCGGAATCAGAAAGCGAAGTAATTAACATAAACGAAGTTGCAGAACCTGCTGTTATAGCAGAAGTAGAAAAGATCATTGAGTCTACCCCAAAAGCAGATTTACCTGAAAACGTTGAAAAGCTAGTAGATTTTATGCAGGAAACAGGCGGAACCGTACAGGATTATGTTAGGTTAAACGCAGATTATGACAAGGTAGATTCAGATACGTTGTTAAGAGAATATTACAAAAACACAAAATCACATTTAGATGACGCTGAGATTGATTTCTTAATGGAGGACAAGTTTGATTTTGATGAAGATATTGAAGAGGAGCGAGATATCCGAAAAAAGAAACTCGCAAAAAAAGAAGAGGTTGCAGAGGCAAAGAATTTTTTAGAAGGTCTGAAAGACAAATATTATTCGGAAATCAAGTTGAGACCCGGATCGTCGCCAGAACAAACTAAAGCTTCAGAGTTTTTCAACCGCTACAATGAGAATCAAAAAGTAGCAGAGCAACAGCATTCAACGTTTAAAGAAAGCACTAAACAAATGTTTACCCAAGATTTCAAAGGTTTTGATTTCAAATTAGGTGAAAAAACATTTAGATATGGCGTTCAAAATGTAGAAAAAGTTGCAGAAAACCAATCTAACATTAACAACCTTATTGGGAAGTTCCTAAATGACAAAGGTGAAGTAACGGATACGAAAGGTTATCACAAAGCTATTTATGCTGCAGAAAATGCGGATACTATCGCAAAACACTTTTACGAGCAAGGCAAGGCTGATGCGGTAAAAGACGTAGTGGCGAAATCCAAAAATGTTAGTTCAGAAGCGAGGTCGACTGCGCCTTCTGAAGTTAGTATTGGAGGATTTAAGGTAAAAGCAATTAGCGGTGTTGATTCCTCAAAATTAAGGATTAAAAAAACATTTAATAATTAACATTAAAACATTTTATTATGGCATTAACAGGTGGATCGGGTTTAACACCCTTCGCAAAAAAATCGGTATTATCAACAAA